TTACCCAGCTTTTGACAGGTAAAAACCCATTGCCAAGAGAAACTGGCTTTGCGGCAGGAGCAACGGGGTTACCAGCCCAACAAGGGACAATACTAAATCCTGAATATCAAGCGTATATGCAGGGTTACGAACAAGGTGAACCTGTAGGAATAGCATCTATGGCACTACCTGCGTATGCTATGGCACTAAGGGCTGGAGCACCAAAAGCCGCACAAATGGCTGAAAACTACATGGCAAATCAAGGATTTATGCCATCGTTAATTGCTTATCACGGCACACCCCATACCATTAAAGGCAAGTTTGACATAAGCAAGGTAGGAACTGGCGAAGGCGCACAGGCTTATGGGCATGGTATGTACTTTGCTGAAAACCCAAGTGTTGCTGAAACATATAAACGGGCTGGCGGTGGTTTAGAAATTAAATATCCAAAACCATTGGAAGAATTAGGAATAAATCCAAATGTTGTAACACATAGTATGGATTTTGATAACCCTTTAAATCAAGGTTTGGGAAGAATTGCTAAAGGATTGCGAACAGTTACTTTAGATTATCCTGATGTGCCTGTAAACAAATCATTGGTAAAAGAACACTTTGATGAATATATTCGTTTATTAGATGACAAATACCCTAAAGAAGCCGCCCAAAAGAAAGCATTGCAAGATTTAGTGGCTAAAGAAGGCTATCCTGAAATTGGGTTTGGTGGCAATCTATACAAAGTAGATATACCTGATGAATACATCCCAACAATGATGGATTATGACAAACCATTAGGTCAACAAAGCGCATTAGTTAAAAAAGCATTAAATGAGATAAAAAAACAAATTACACCTGAAATGAAGATGGAATTGGGTGGTGATCTGAATTTGTTGTTTGGTAAGGATGTGACCCCAGTTCAATTTTTAAACACTATGGAAATAATCCATCCTACTGGTGGTGTAGGAATTGGCGAGAAAATGTTAAATGATTTAGGGGTTAAAGGCATACGCTACAAGGATGCTATGTCTAGGGGTGCTGATGATGGCACAAGCAACTTTGTAGTATTTGAACCTAGCAATGTAAAGATACTAGAACAGAACAGTAAACCAGTAACTCGTAAAGAAATACTAGAGCAACAAATCAATAAAATAGAGTAGAATTAACTTATCTTAATCAACTACTTGGGTAAGGTATGTCCGACAAAGTATCGAAAACTGACGGAAATTTAAATAGAAACGGTAGACCTAAGGGTGTGCCTAATAAGTCAACAGCCCTCGCTAGAGAGGCGATTGCACGGTTCGTGGATGGTAATAGCCACAAGCTTCAAGAATGGCTTGATGAGATCGCTATGAACGAGAAGCTTGGCCCTAAAGTCGCTTTTGATTGCTTCATGCAAGTAGCTGAGTACCATGTACCCAAGCTGGCTAGGACAGAACACACAGGTGATGCAGACCAGCCCGTTAAGGTAGTTCACGAACACAAGTTCCTAGATTGAAAGAAGTAGTCATAAAATATGAGTATCCCTACAAGGCACGGGATGCGTTCATAGACTTTCATAAGCGTGACCAACGCTGGGCTGTACTGGTATGCCATAGACGAGCAGGAAAGACCGTAGCGACCATTGCTGACACGATTCGTAGGGCAGTCATGGAGAAAAAGGAGAACGCCCGTTACGCCTACATAGCACCGTACTACGCCCAAGCCAAGAACATTGCATGGGATTACTTACTCAAGTTTGCAGAACCAGCCATAGTTAAGGCTAATCAATCTGAATTATGGATAGAGTTAGTCAATGGGGCTAAGATCAGGCTATTTGGCGCAGACAATCCCGATGCCCTACGGGGTTTATATCTGGATGGCGTAGTCTTAGACGAGTACGCAGACATGAAGCCAAGGCTGTGGGGTGAGATTGTTCGCCCATTGCTTACAGACCGCCAAGGCTGGGCTACCTTCATCGGTACACCCAAGGGGCATAACGCCTTTTATGACATTTATAACGAAGCCCAAAAGAACCCGAACTGGTATGTCAAGACCCTAAGAGCAGACCAATCAGGTCTATTGCCTGAAGCTGAACTCTTAGACGCACAGCAGTCTATGTCAGCTAACCAGTACGAGCAGGAGTTCCTTTGTAGCTTTGAAGCCGCAATACTTGGCGCATTCTACGGTCAGGAGATGCGTAGGATTACAGACCTTGAGCGCATTACAACGGTGGACTATGACCCAATGTTCCCATGCCATACAGTTTGGGACTTGGGCTTTAATGATTCCACGGCTGTGATTTGGTTTCAGGTCGTATACGGTGAGATACGGGTGCTAGACCACCATATGTCTAACGGTCAAGCCATACCGTACTACCTTGGACTACTAGCGCAGAAAGAGGATGAATACGGGTACAAGTACGGCTATCATTACCTACCCCATGACGCTAGGGCTAAAACCTTGGCTAGTGGTGGCAAGAGCATAATCGAACAAATTGCGACAAAAATTGACATAAATAAGCTAAAAATTGTTCCAAACCTATCACTTCAGGATGGAATACAAGCTACAAGACTTGCATTAACCCGTGCTTGGTTCGATAATAAGTGTGACGAACTAATTGAATGTTTGCGCCAATACCAAAGGGAGTGGGATGATGATAAGAAAGTATTTAGAGATCGCCCGAAACACGACTGGACATCGCATTCTAGTGATGCGATGCGCTATCTCAGCATCGTTTGGAAAGATGAGGACAGCCCTATCCTCAAAGATACTAGGGTTAAAGGCGTATCTGTCGGGGAAAACGAAGTAACCCTAAACGAATTGTGGAAGCAAACACCTAAACAAACATACCGCAGGATATAAACATGGATCACACCTACGAAACTTGGTATAACACCATAGCAGGGTACGAAAGAGCGTACAAGGAATGGGAATCCCGTACTGACCGCATTATCAAGCGGTATCGTGATGACAGCCGTACTAGGAATAACCCTAACGCACGATTCAATATCCTTTGGTCAAATGTACAGACCATTACCCCAGCTATCTTTGCCCGTCTACCAAGACCCGATGTAAGCCGTAGGTTCAGAGATAACGATCCAGTAGCACGGGTAGCATCGATGATGCTTGAACGGGCATTGGACTACGAGATTACCCATTACGGTGACTACAAGTCTGCTATGAGTCAGTCGGTCTTAGACCGTTTACTTGGTGGGCGTGGTACATCGTGGGTACGCTATGAACCGCACATTGCTGGTGAAGCTGGCGGTATGGCTGAAGGTATGCCCGAAGATGGGCTACAGGTAACCGAGGATACAGACGAAGCCGAAACAGAAGGCGGTATCTACCGTGAAGATCAGGAGCGCATCGAGTACGAATGTGCGCCTGTTGACTATGTTTACTGGCGGGACTTTGGACATACGATTGCCCGTACATGGGAAGAAGTAACCGCTGTATGGCGTAAGGTCTACATGGAACGCCCTGCCCTAGTCGAGCGTTTTGGTGAGGAACTGGGTAACAAGATACCCCTAGACACAAAACCTGAAACTTCTAAAACTTTCAACGAGAAGATGGGTGAAGGCGCATCCGAAGCCGTTATCTATGAGATTTGGGATAAGACATCGGGCGAGGTGCTTTGGCTGTCGAAGTCATTAGGTAAGATACTCGATACCCGCCCTGACCCGCTAAAGCTTGAGAACTTTTGGCCCTGCCCGAAACCTTTATATGCCACACTGACTACAGACAAGCTAGAGCCGATTCCTGACTTTGTTCTATACCAAGACCAAGCCAAGCAATTAGACACGCTGGCTGACCGTATAGATGGCTTTATTAACGCCCTGAAAGTCCGTGGTGTTTATGACGCATCCGAACCAAGTCTTGCTCGCCTGTTCTCCGAGGGTGAGAACAATACCCTGATTCCTGTCAAGAACTATGCCGCCTTCAGTGAGAAGGGTGGAATGATGGGGGCTATTAACCTTGTGGATATTGCACCTATCGCCAATGCCCTTCAGATGTCGTATCAGGCAATGGATCAGGTCAAGAACCAAATCTACGAGATTATGGGTATCGCTGATATTCAGCGTGGACAGACAGACCCAAGCGAAACCCTTGGCGCACAGATTATCAAGTCTAACAATGCGGCAGGTCGATTAAAGACCATGCAACACGCTGTCGTAGACTTTGCTACCGAACTCTTAAGCATCAAGGCGCAGATTATCTGCAACCACTTTACCGATGACACCATCGTCAAGATCAGTGGTGCAATGCAATTAAGCCCACAGGATCAGCAATTAATCCCACAAGCTTTAGCCTTATTGCGTAACGAATCCGCTAAAAACTTCCGTGTTGAGGTGACCAGCGACTCGATGATATTCCAAGACGAACAGCAAGAAAAAGCTGACCGTCTAGAGTTCCTATCCGCTATGAGTGGGTTCTTATCGCAAGCAGTACCAGCGGCACAAGCTACCCCCGAACTTACCCCTATGTTGGTCGAGATGCTGAAGTTTGGTGTCACCGCATTTAAGGCAGGTAAAGGCTTAGAGGGCATGATTGACGAAACCGCTGACAAGTTCCGTGAGCAAGCGAAGATGGCAGAAGGCCAACCCAAGCCACCTAGCCCTGAACAGCAGAAGATGGAAATGCAAATGCAGATTGAGCAAGCCAAGATGCAAGCAGAAGCACAGAAAATGCAGATGCAACAGCAGATTGAGCAAGCTAAGATTCAGGGTCAGATTGAACTGGAGAAGGCTAAACAGGAGTACCAAGCCCAAGAGAACCAGCTTAAGTTCCAGCTTGAGGATCAGCGTAACCGTGAGCAGATGCAGATGGAGATGGACTTGGAGCAGACCAAGATGGATTCCAGCAATAACAAGGAACTGTTACTCGCCTACCTCAACAATGCGGCTAAGATAGAAACCACCCGTATTACAGCAGGACTAGACACGGGCGAGGCGGCTTACGCTGACAATGTACAAATGGCTAACATTTTGCAAGACCAATTAGGATATTCCGATATGAAAAACCACCCACTACAACCCGCAATCGAGAGTATGCAGATGAGCAACCAGCAATTAGCGCAGATGTTGGCTACATTGCTAGACAAACTTAGCCAGCCTAAGACTGTGGTTAGAGGACAAGACGGTAAGATTATTGGAGTTCAATAATGCCTATAACAGTTAAGCATAGTAAGACTTCAGCAATACCTGACGCTGGGGATTCAACCCTAGTACAGCCATCCGATTGGAATGCTGACCATACCCTTACTGGGCTTGGCACGATGGCAGAACAGAATGCCAATGCGGTAGCCATTACGGGTGGAACAATCAGCGGGGTGACTATCCCTGCATCGAATGTCACGGGTACGCTAGGCGTAGCTAATGGTGGTACAGGTGCAACAACCCTGACAGGCTATGTCAAGGGCGCAGGAACTTCTGCCTTTACAGCATCCTCGACCATTCCCAATACAGACATTACGGGACTAGGCACGGCATCAACTAGGGATGCTGGATCGGCTAACGGTGTAGCTACCCTAGATGCTGGCGGTAAAGTACCTGTAAGCGAACTTCCTGCCGCAGTCCTAGGCGCACTTAGCTATCAAGGAACTTGGAATGCAAGCACTAACACCCCTACTCTTACTTCCTCTACTGGTACTAAAGGTTATTACTATGTTGTCAGCGTTGCTGGTAATACTAACCTTGATGGGATTACTGATTGGCTTGTGGGCGATTGGGCGGTATATAACGGAACTGTTTGGCAAAAAGTCGATAACACCGAAACGGTAACCTCGGTCAATGGTCAAGTCGGTGCAGTCGTATTAACGGCATCCGATGTCGGAGCGCAACCAGCAGGAACTTATGTCACATCGGTATCGGCTACCAGCCCTGTTACCAGTTCAGGCGGCACAACGCCTACGATTGCTATGCCAGCCGCCAATGGAACAACCAATGGCTACCTGACAAGCACAGACTGGACTACATTTAGCACCATTTCTAGCGGTGGAGTCGTTGGCCCTGCATCTGCCACAGATAACGCAATTACCCGTTTTGATGGCACGACAGGCAAGCTAGTCCAAAACTCAACCGTAACCCTTGATGACAATGGCAACATTATTAACGCCAATTCGATTGGGTTAGACACAACCCCAGCAACCGTACCAACTACCGTTGGCACAATGTCTTGGGATGATGGCGATGGAGTGCCGATAGTAGCTTTGAAAGGTGGCAATGTTAATCTGCAAGTCGGTACGCAAGAACTAGCAAGGGTTTATAACGATAGCGGCACAACCTTAACTAAAGGTCAAGCAGTCTATATTTCAGGCGCACAAGGCAACCGTGTAGCTGTCAGATTGGCTAGGGCTAACCTAGAAGCCACATCTTTTGGAACTATTGGATTAGTCGCTGAAACCATGACCAGCGGTGCAGAAGGTTTCATTATCGTATCGGGTGCGCTATATAAGCTAAACACCACAGGCTTAACAGCAGGAGCAACAGTTTATTTATCGCCCACAACTGCGGGTGCATTAACCACCACCAAACCCCAAGCACCTGACCAGCTTGTAGTCGTAGGCTGGGTGGAGCGTGTTGACAATACCGTAGGGTCTATTTATGTCAAGATTGACAACGGCTACGAACTAGACGAATTGCATGATGTACAGATAACCTCGCCTCAAAGCGGTAATGTCTTAATTTATGACGCTACCACTACCCCAACAGGCGTATGGAAAAACGCTAACCTAACCGATGGCACAGGTATTACGATTACTGAGGGTGCAGGGTCAGTCACCATTGCTAACGCTGGTGTAACCCAAGCAACCGCAGGTACAGGCATCAGCGTATCGGCAGGAACGGGCAATGTAACTATTACCAATACTGCCCCCGATCAGACGGTTAGCTTATCTGCTGGAACAGGAATCAGCACTAGCGGTACATACCCTAACTTTACAATTACCAACACCGCACCTGACCAAACTGTAAGCATCTCGGCAGGAACAGGAATATCGGTATCAGGTACTTACCCTAACTTTACGGTTACCAATACCTCGCCCGATGTACCGTTTACCTATACGACCAACTACATTCCGTATGGTCAAGGAACAACCACGCCAAATCAATCGGCTAATCTGACCTTTGATGGTACAACCCAAACCGCCCCAGTTCAACGGGCTAGTAACGGAATCGTGACCAACAATAAGACCATCGGCACTAGCTTTACCATCCCATCTACGGATAACGCTATGTCATCAGGCCCAGTAACGCTGTCGGCTGGCGTAACAGTCACAGTTTCTAGTGGGTCACGCTGGGTAGTTCTGTGAGTTTTGCTACCGCTTTCCAAGCTAATGCGTTCCAAAATAACGCATTCCAAATTTACACACCACCGCCACCTGACAATGCTAAGGTAGGTGGAGATGACGCATGGACAGAGGATGATTTAAAGAGATTACGCAAGCTATCCGCAAAGATAGCGGAAAGACAGCGCAAACTAGATCAAGCAACCAAAGACGCTAAAGCAGAACGCAAGCAAGCGTTTAAGGAACAAATTGATCCAACGCCTGTTGCAAAAGTTAAGAAAGCTAAAGTACAATCCAAACAAGAGGTTAAGGCTGATATACCGTCAGACGATACACTAGATTTACAGCGGTCTATAAGCTACCTTGAAAGACAACGGGATAACATCCTTGAGGCAGTAGCTTACAGACACCAACAATATCTCATTCAAGAGCAATTGCGAGTAATGGAAGCCAAACGCCAAGAGGAACTTGACGATGAGGCTACATTATTACTACTTCTGTAAGTGCAGACGCACAATATAAATTAGCTTACGAACACCTACACGCTGGCAGATACGAGTCAGGTTTTAGGTTATTTGAATACCGCTGGCATCCTGAGATTATTGCCAAACAAGCCCAGCCCTACGCTCCTGCGCTCAAGATGCCCGTATGGAGAGGTGAACCATTAATTAATAAATCCATCACCGTACAGATGGAGCAAGGGTTTGGTGACATCCTAATGTTTGCCCGATTCCTACCTGCCCTAAAAGCGTTAGGCGCAAAGCAGGTTGTAGTCTTACAGGAAGGCACACTTCACCACCTTTTAGGTCAATTACACAGCGTAGATGTGTTTAGTAATGACTTAACAGAAGGTGCGGCAACCCAATCAGACTACTGGATAGGGTCAATGTCGCTCCCGTACTATATTTCGTTATCGCATCCGCTAGTCAAGGCTATGTTCCCCGTGACCCGTAAGAAGATTGTGGGTTCAGAGGGCTATTTACACGCCCTGCCTAGCAATATCCCGCCCAAAATCGGGGTAAATTGGGAAGCAAGCAAGCAAACCCTGTATTACATCAAGTCAATTGACTACCGACACATGGCAGAACTGGTCGGTGATGACGCTTATAGCCTAAATCCTAACTCCGATGGGCTATTTTGCCCCCTGCCTGACGATGGTTGGAAGAAGAACTGGGTGCAAACCGCCTCGCACATGAAGGCGATGAAGGGAATTGTGACCGTAGACACAGGAACAGCGCATTTGGCTGGCGCATTAGGCGTTAAATGCGTGGTTTTACTACCTAGAGAGGAATTTGTCTGCTGGCGGTGGAAGAATGCCCGCTGGTACGACAGCGTTTGCCTACTTAGACCCGAAGAATACGACCAATTACCTGACATCATAAGGAGAATGTAATGGCTTTAGTCAAAGTTACCGTTAAATGCCCGCATTGCAAGGTCGATCACGAAGAATACGACCAAAGCAAGTTTGATGACCGTGAAAAGTACCTATCTTATTGGAATCTACCTTTTGAGGGCGAGGAAGCTGACAGCGCATGGCAAGCAAAGCTGGAGATGACACCCAAGGAAGCCCCAACGGTGATACCTGACATAGAGGGTCACATAAGCATGGCAGACGGCACATGGATTTCTAGCCGTTCTAAGCACCGTGAGAATCTAAAGCGCAACAATTGCATTGAACTAGGCAACGATGTGCCTACACAACAGAAAACCCATGAATTTAGCCGTAAAGACCAAGAAGCCCGTAAACGGCAGATTGCTGAAATAGCGTATTCAAAACTTAACTATAGATAGGGAAAACCATGTCAGATGATCGCAGAGAGTTACTGGAAGCCGCATTAGAGCAAGCCGAAGAAGGCACACTTGAAGCACCTATTGAAAAGGAGATTGAAGTAAATGACGATCCAATCGAAGCCGAGAGCAGTGAAGAAAGTAGCGAAGAAAGTCCTGACCGTGACGAAAAAGGTCGCTTCAAAGCCAAGGAAGCCAGCGCAGAAGTCGATAGCGAAACCAATACCGTTGAAGAACCTGACAGCGTGGGACAAGTTCCTGCTGTGGCTGAAGAAGTAAAACGCCCAACTACATGGAAGAAAGAGTATGTAGAAATTTGGAACAAGATGGAAAAGGGCGAACAGCTTAACAAAGAGGATTTCGTTAAGTTTGCTGAATACGCCAACCAGCGAGAAGCTGAATACAAGAAGGGTGTATCTGCCTACAAAGCCGAAGCCGACAACGCTAGACAGTTAACCGAGGCGATTGGCCCATTTATTCCTGAACTACAAAAGCACGGCATTCACCCAGTAGCTTGGATACAAAGTCTAGGTCGGGCGCACTATACGCTGGCTAATGGAACTTACGAACAGAAGCTACAAGCGTTTAATAGACTTGCACAAGATTATGGAATACAATTAAATTCAGATAGCTTACAAATGCCTGAACAGGCGTATGTAGACCCGTATCAACAGCAGTTAATGCAACAGCTACAGGCAACACAACAGCAGGTGCAACAACTGTCAGCGATTCGGGAGCAAGAAGAAAATGCTCGTTTGATGTCAGAAATTGAACGGGTAAGCAGTAACAAAGAGAGGTTTCCTCACTTTGACATGGTTCGGGAAGATATGGCTCAATTACTTGAGAGAGGTATAGCCCAAGACCTTGAAACGGCTTACGCCAAAGCGGTGCGTATCAACGATGAAGCGTACAAACTGGATCAGGACAGACTCCTGAAGTCAGCAAGTACCCAAGCATCTAAGGCACAGCAAGTAGCAAAAGCTAAAGCAACTGCTGTTAGTCCGAAGTCCGTTACTCCTAGCGGTCAGGTGTCTAAGACAGATGCAAAGGAC